TAGATTTGCTATTACTTACTAACCAATGTAAGAAAATAGTGACGGGAATATCTAGTGGAACATATGAGGTCTTGCCGAGACACGTTCTTGAAGTCACTTGTGATTTAGTTACAATGGATAATAAGGGCAGTTATGGGTTAAGGTTTCCTAGATTGGTGCGAATGCGACAAGATAAACCTGTTAGTGATATTGCTACCGTTGAAGAATTAAAAGCAATGTTATAGTAAAGTATAAGTGGGGGGTATTATTACCCCCTACTATATGATTCAATGGCTCTTAAAATTAATCTTGGCTGTTATGGGTCAAGTGTATGTAGTCATAGACGGATTTGTGAAATATCCTGTCGAAAAGATAGCAGAAATTCCAATAGATATTGATTTCCAAATTATGGGTAGGCGAAAATTATGCAACCATTTAGAGGATAGGTTTGGTTTAGATAAAGATGTTTTTTGGAATTTACCATCAACTTCTAAAATTAGATTAGGTTGCCAATTAGGTAGAAATCTAAAAAAGGAAGTGTGATATTGGAGTTTTACACAGATGACGATATTGTTCGTTTGTGGGAAAATGAATATGGTTCTGTAACTGTAGTATCTTTTATGATATATGGGTCAATTGGTAAAAGGGATATTAAAGTATTAAATTATGCTATTAGAGATAATATCCCCATTGAACAGTTTGCACAAACGGCGGAAGTAATAGATTGGAAAATGGCCGAACTTTTTGATGTGTATTTAGGCACATGTATTCAATGGATTTTCGCTGGTGATTTTGAGTATATTGAGTTAGTGAAAGAAATTATTTCGGATGGATTGACTTATCAAAGAATAAAACATGAATGTTTTGGAGTGTTTGGAGATGTTTACGAAAGAACAACTTGAAGGGATAATTATTTCCCTTGCTCATCCCGAAATTTCGGTTGAAAGAGATGATAACCAATCTATTGGTTATAGAATTAGATTGAGGGTTCATTTTAGGAGTGTTAATGAAAATTTCCTCTCTCTTATCCAAGATACATTGACGGGTATGGATATAGATTCATACTTAAAACATAGGGAAAAAGATTCAAGACCCTATCCTTTACTTAGAATAACAAAGGTTGATAACCTAATAAATTTCCTTAACTTAATACCCGAAGACCTACCACAATCAAACAATAAATTTACTGACTTCCAAGAAGTATTGACTATTGTTTCTAACAGACATCACTTAACACAAAAAGGTTTTGAAAGGGTTTTAGAAATAAAGGGGATATTAACTTGAGCCTAATAGGAATGAGTGATAGAGAAAGACCAATACTAATAATCGGAAAAAGCGGAACAGGAAAAACTACACTCGCTAAAACACTAGTGGGAGAATCCCCATTAATTTTTTACGCTAATGAATTAGTGGATTGCGATTGGCTTTCAGTAACTAGTGATATAATAATTGAAGAAGTGCATTATAAACCTAAAAAAGATATTATAATGACTATTATCCGCAACGTAAAGAGTAGGATAATTCTTACTAGTAATAATCAAAAATCTGTATCAAAGGATATAACTAATTGTTGTAAAATTAGACGAGCCGGAAGTGCAGTTCATTCTCAAATTCAAATAAAATTAATTTCACCAAGAAGTAATGAACCCTCTAATGTGGATAAAACTATCTTTGAAATTATTTCCAATTACTTAACCAACCCTAATAGGGAAGAAGTAATTAAGATGTTGAAGCATAATAAGCCAGCCGATGTTCAGTTACTAACTTGGTTAGGTATGAACTTGCATCCTAATCGACTAACTTTTGTTGATGGTAGGGTGAAGCGTAAATGGTCAATGGATTATTTTTATGAACTGTTGGCTTATTCTCACGATGGGCGCATTTATTCTAAAGTGCAATATCCTAAGCGAGCATCTTATTCTAAAATCCCATCAATAATAACTAAATTGAAATTAAAACCTAATGAAGTTCATTTGTTGAAACAATTATTATTAGATGATGAATTTTCTCAATGGGTGAAAAAACACCTACGCTCCGATGAAACTAGAGTGATAGGTATGAAAGATAGAACTAGAGCGAGAAATGCTCCTATAAATCCAGATAGAACTTTAAAATTAGAAGGGTGGTTTTAATGAAAGAAATAAAATATAGTCATGAAAAAGCAGAGAAGATAGCAGAAAAACTAACAGAAGAAGATATAGGGAACTTCGCTCATCCAACAGAAGGTTGTTGGAGTTGTGGGTCGGATAGTAATTTATGGTTATATTATGAGAAACATGGTGTTCCTCACGAAGAACAAACTTACTGTTTTCCCTGCTTAAAAAGCGAAATAGCCGAAACACATTTTGATGATTTTACTCACTTATTAGGGGGAAAACAATAATGTTATGGACAGAAAAATACAGACCAAAAGCAATACACGAAATAATCGGGCAAGAATCTTTCAAAATGGATGCAGAGAATTGGATTGAAATAAAAGATATGCCAAATGCACTTCTTTATGGAACTGCTGGGGTAGGTAAAACTGCCGCCGCTGGAGCATTGGCTAATGAAATGTTAGGCCAAGAAATGGATTCTAATTATTATGAAATTAATGCTAGTGATGATAGAAGGTTAGAAGTGGTTCGCACTACCATTAAAGATATAGCGCAACAAAAAGCAATTGGTAATGTCCCATTCAAAGTTCTTCTTCTTGATGAAATGGATGGAATGACCCCCGATGCTCAAAATGCATTAAAGAGAATCATGGAAAGGTATGCTGATAATGTTAGATTTATAATTACAGCAAACGATAGGAATAAAATAATCTATCCTCTGCAATCTCGCTGCGCTAATTACTTTTTCGAGAGGATAGACAATACTACAATTAATAGATTATTACTAACACTATTAAGAAATGAAGGTAAAGAAGTTCCGCCACAGGCTGATTTGGATGACTTTATAGGTTATTACAACGGTGATGTACGCAGAACAATAACGGAACTGCAAGCCGCACTTGCTAGTGGAATAAGTCTTAGAAAACAAGCAGACAAAACTTTAGAACATTATGATAAGATTTTGAACCTGCTAGAATCTAATGATTTTAACCAAGCACTAAATGAATTACACGAAGCCCTCTATGCTGGAAAGACTGTTAAAGACATTTGTTATGGAATACATGAAGTTATTGTAAAAAGCAATTTGACTGATGAATCAAAATACAAATATCTTAGAACAGTCGGTGAAGCAGAATGGAGAGGAAGTTCAATGACCCCTAGAGTGTTAATGTCTTGGGTGATAGCCCAATTGAGGTGATAATATGAATATAGAAGAATTAGAAAATAAAATAATTGATGAAATAGAAGAAATGAAAGGAAAATTAGAAGAAATGAAAGGAAAATTAGAAGAATTACAGAGTGAAAATAGAGATTTAGAGTCGGAACTGAGACTTCTCGGTACTGAGTTTGATGACTTTGTTAGTGAATCACCTAATTTAACGCCTAAAATAAGAGAAATTCAAACACTCTTAGAAAAGATTTGGAAAGAAGAAAATAAAAACGAGTGGTTTATCCACAAATTATAGTCCAAAGGACATTGCGGGAGATAATAAAATGCAATTAAAAGAACAAATAGAAAAAGAAATAGAAAAGTATAGCGAAATTATCGGAATTACTGTTGAAGAGGCTAAGGCTGTTTTCGATAGTGTTGTTTCCGACAATGGATTAAACATAGAAACCGAAGAAGGGTTATTAGTAGCAAGGAGTGTTTTTCGCTCCAAGTTTGCTCAACTCCGTTCACGGCAAAAGAAAGAAACTGATAGTGGTGGAGATGATTCTACTACTGAATATACCGGTCCAACCTTTACTCAAAGGGCTACAGGATTCTTTTATGCTAGTGAAGCCCCAAGAGATTGGGAAGAAAACCGACGAACTAATTTACTTGCTGAATATCAGCGAGATGGAAATGGAACTTTAAATGCTGGGAAATTAGCAGTTGCGGTTCAATTGTCAGATGGTCGCTTTGAAGTAACTATGTCGAAAAATGATGAAGTAACAACTAAAATATTAGAGAAGTTACCGGAAAGTAAAATGGAAGTTGATGAGGATAAATGGATTATCCCTGTTGATAACAGAAAGGCATTCCAAAATGGACAATCTAATAAGGACTATGGAAAACCAACTCCTTTAGAATCTTGGTCAAAGAGATTATTCTTTGTTGGTAAGGTTGGAGATGATACGGTAAATCAAGAATATCAAATGAGAATCAAAGATGGCCTTGCTAAAGAATTTAACCCAACAACATTTACATGGTGTGAATTTGACTGTATTCCTAGTTCAAATATACCTAATGTATTACATGGGCGCAAGGATGGAACTACTCTTAACTCTTTGAATTATATTGATTCGGAAGAGAACTTAATTGAAGTTCTTCAAGATGTATTGTCGGATAAGGTATCTGCTTTAGTATCGCTAGATACATTCCATTCCGATAATTCACATAAGCAATCCCATGAAAGGATAGTAATTACTGATGGAAATGTTTCTAACATGAACTTACAATTAACTTCTAATGGAAATCAAACCCTTCATATTAGTGATTTGAATGCTGATTTTGATTACGATGGTGAGGGGTATTCTTCCTTTACTTGTTGGATTCCAGATTACATTAACATTGATTTTGGAATTGGTAGTAACGTAATAGTATCGGGTAGAACTTCTCAGCGAGAAGTAGATGCTAGTGTTAGTATTAATGTTCTTGGTCTATATGTTATAGACCGACATGGAACTGCTGAAATAGTAACTCAACCAACCGAAGGAGAAACCGTCTGGTTTTGAATAAATAATATTTCAAAGGGTTTATTCGGTAATAGTAGGAAAACGGCACAAATGAATATAGTGTTCTCAACATGAACCTACTCCCCTTACCAATATTATTAGGTGATAATTATGAGTTTAACATCAATGCAAAGCAAAAAACAAGTCGATTCTGAAGTTCAATTAGAACTTCAATATCAACAGTGGAAAAAACTAACTTTTGAGAATCGGAAAGAGCAATTAAAAAGAAAGCATTCTTTCCAAGTTATTTCAATCGTGGCTAAAGCCAAACAAGGTAAATCGGGCCTAGCCCTAGACATTAGAACCCCTAAAGAAGTTGAAGAAGGGCATATTATTCGCTTTTTAGATTATGATGACGGGGCAGAAGTAACATGGAAAACATGTTGGGACAACGACCCCAATATCTATGTTTATTGTCCTAACCATTACAATAGTGATGGAACAGAAAATTATGCAAGAACCATGCAAAATTCATTAAACTTCATTCGTGAAACTAATGACTTAATTACTGAGGGGGCGAAAATTAGAGCCTTCGTAGTAGATGGTATGGATAAATGGAATGATTGCGCTACGAATAAATTGCGCTACGAAAGAGTAAAGGGTGATAGAAAGAAAATGAGTGACCCAATTCCGCCAACGGCTTATGGTGCTAGAAATATTGACCACAATGAAGTATTTATTTCTGTGCTAAAGTTGCAATGTGATAAGGTTTTCATCACTCATCTTAAGCCAACTTTTTCCGACCACATGAATCCGAATCCAACAGGGCATGTCCCAAGTTGGCACAAAGATGTGCCGGATAAAATGAATCAAATGATTCATATTAAAGATGAATCTGTTGGAAGTAAAATAAAATATGTCGCTAAATTAGCGAGTAGTAAAACTAACCCCGATATGGTTGGTAAGATTTGGACTATTTTTGAATCCGATTCTAAGAAATCAAAGTGGCTGGGAATACCCGAAATGCAAAAGAGGGAAATTTAAATTTACACACAGGGGTTTGTCTAAATAAAAACAGATGTGGTTTGGCGACTTAGACTAAAGGGGTTTTTGTGTCCTCTAATCTGTTCCCCATGAGTGTAAGCAAGAGGTGAAAATATGGAAGTTCAAGTTAATAAGAAAGATATAATCGAGGCGATGAAAAATGTCCAATTACAGGGTAAATGGGCAACAACTACGGGACTATCTTCAAAGTCTTTAGGAGAATATGCCTATTTTGAAACAAGAGATAACGAACTATTGTTAGTTAATTCGGATGATTCAACTACTGCTGTGAAATCAATTCCAGCAGAAATTGAAGGTGAGGGTTCTTTTATATTAGAAATAGATACAATTAAAAAATATCTAACTAAAATGGATGACGAAATTACATTTGTTGTAGGAGATACTGTGGTAATGCAATCGTCAGGTAAAAAGGCGACAATGCCGATAGTAATTCGTCATCCATATGGTGGGAGAATAACTAGGTTCTTAAATTATTGGCCGTTTTCTTTTGAAGAGGAGTTAATAACTGTATTTAAAATGGGAGAAATTAACCTAAGATGTGGGATTCAAATAAAAGGAGATGTGTTCCATAATGCTATTGATGCTTGTGAAGTAGTTAATCATGGTATATACAAAATGAACTTTATTGAAGAGGATGAACTATCTAATGCTAAATTTATAATATCTTCGGATAGGCAGATATCGTCGTATCAAGAGGAGATAGAATATAATGCTACAGTAGGAGAATCATCTACTGTTTTATTCAGTAGTCCTCTTCATAAGTTTTTCAATAAAGGGGATATCATTAATGTATTCATTGGTGATGACCAACCCGTAGTAATGGTTACAGAGAATAGTGCAATAATTCGTGCGCCGAGAGTAGGGGATTAATATGATAATTAGTTGGACTGATACAGATAAGTCTATTAAAATTAGATGGAGAGATGAAAATAACCAACGTAAAGAAAAAACAATCTCCGATTTCAAACCTTATTTTTTCATTAGGGCAATAGACCCTAATCCAGCCACTTATCCAACTAAACATTACATGGTTGGACATAAACCTGTTAAACAAACAGGGTTTTTGGAATATAAAAAAGGTGATTGGGTTAATCTACAACGTCAAAGTCTAACTAAAGTTTTTTACTCCCACCCAAAAGATATGAATTCAGTAAAGAAAAAATTCGCTGCTACTTGGGAAGCAGATGTTCCTATTCTCCGTCGCTATTGTGTAGATGAATTAAATAATGTTCCTGAATATAATTTGCGTAAATGGTATTGGGATATGGAATGGTTGCCCGAAGGACATGAACATGAAGGTGCTATTACTACTATTGCAGTGTATGATAATTACACTGGTAAATCGTATCAGTGGGTATGGTTTCCAGATACGACATTTCATCAAAGCCAAACAAAATATACATTTGGTAGTGAAAAGGAAATGCTTTTGCATTTCGTTACTATGATGAAACAACATGACCCCGACATGTTAATTGCTTGGTGGGGACTTCAATCCGATGTTCCTAAACTAATTACAAGGATGCATGAGAATGGATTAAACCCTAGACAATTATCGCCCTATAATGAAGTTAAAAATGTAGGACATAAAATAATTGGAGATATTGATTATAGTTTAATAGACCAACCTATTAAGGGTAGAATATGTCTAAATCTCGACCATGCATTTGAAAGACAATGGATGGATTCTCAAAGAGGAACTTTACCCAGCACATCATTAGAATATTGTGCAAGTGTTTCTGTTGGTGAAGGAAAGAAAAAGGAATCTATATTTACTGATAGAAATGAGTTTTTCATGAGAGCATGGTTAGAAGATACTCAGAATTATTTAGAGTATTGTGTGCAAGATGCGGAGTTACTCCATAAAATAGATGAAGAAATGGGGCTTAGTGAAGGTGTATTAGCGATTCAAAAATTAATTAAAGCACCTTTTGAAGATTGTTTCTTTGTATCTCATATGGGTAGTGTATATTTTATGAGACATGCTTGGTGGAAAGCACCAACAGGAGAATATGTTGAAAAAGAACCTTATTCGGGAGCATTAATTTACAACCCATTAGATGAAGGAACTAATGGATTACATCTTAATGTTGCCGCACTTGACTTTGCTTCTCTTTACCCATCATGTATATTATCTCGGAACATTTCATGGGAAACTAAAAGTGAAACTGAAACTGAACTGAAAGTGAACCTTAACACTCCTAGAGATTTTTCGGAAATTACTTCTCATAAATGGGTTTATTATAAAACTGATAAATTAGGTTTATTACCAAACGCCATTGCTACGTTAAAACCCCTAAGAAAAGAATATAAAATAAACATGTTAAATGCATTAAAGGCTAATAATAAAACAGAATACATTAAATGGAATTCTATGCAAATGGCTGTTAAGCGATTACTTGCGAGTTTTTATGGCGTTGTTGCGAAAAGAGGTTTCGGTTGGTATGATGTTGATTTAGCGGCAAGTGTAACTGCTAGTGCAAGAGAAGCAATTAGAGAAGCGGCATTTAAAGTGAGGGAGTTGGAAGTATGAAAGAATGCGTGATTTGTAATGCGGAGTTTGAAGCCAAGCGAGAACACGCTAAGTATTGCTCTAATGATTGTAGAAATGAAAGAAGGGTTAAATCAATAGTAGATTATCCACCCAAGACCTGCCTTCATTGCGGTAAAACATTTCAACCATCTAAGAACAATCATAGAGTAGCAAAGTATTGTACTCCATTATGTCGTTCAAGAAAAGATACAGAAGAAAATAAAAAAATAAGGTGGGAAGCAAGGTCTACAATTAAATGTAGGGAATGTGGAATAGTCGGTAAACCTAAAAGAATAGATGGGATAACCTGTGGTAAGAGGAAATGTGTTGATGAAAACAGAAGAAAGACAAGAATAAAAAATGGTATTAAGGCGAATGCAAAGGGTGGTCATCGCTACAAAAAGGTTAGGGCATATATGAAAAAATATCACAAACAACGGCGAGAAACTGACTCTGCGTTTAGATTAAATCAAAGAATATCAGCAGGTGTAAGACATTCTTTAAGAAATAAAAATGGGTTAAAGACATTTGATTTGTTAGATTATACCTTTGATGAATTATACAATCATTTTGAATCACAATTCACAGAAGAGAATGGTTACTCATGGGATAACATGAGTGAGTGGCACATAGACCATATAAGACCAGTTGCATCATTCAACTATGATTCGACAGAACACCCTGACTTCAAGAAGTGTTGGGCGTTAAACAATTTACAACCGCTATGGGCGGTAGACAATATAAGCAAAGGCAACAAATGGGATGGAGTAGTGAACGCATGAAATGCATTAAACCAATGGAACACAGACCTGAATTTGAAGGTAAATTCAACTGTAAACATTGTGAGCGTGAACATAGGGATGAGGAGGAATGATATTATGAAAGAAAAACCAAAAACATTAGTGGACGCTATTGCTCAAATGATGGTGTTAGCAGATATGACAGAAGAACAACATAATGCAATAATGAATTGGGAAGAATTTAATTTAAAACTCCATAGAACTGCTCTTACTAAAGAAAAAGCGCAGCAGACATTTTCAATGGATTCCATTGCTGCCGTTACAACTACATTTCATTTATGGTTATTAGGAAGAATAAAACAAAGGTGGGAAGATGAAAATTGGAATACAGACAAGGCTCCAAAAGCACTATCAATTAAGGGTGTTATTGACTGGAGTGATGACATATGAAAGTAGTCTACGCACATACAGATTCACTCTATGTTCCTATCCCTTCTATTGAAAAAGCCGAAGAAATTAAAGAAATCCTTAATACTCATATTCAAGAAAATATTTTCCCAAATATAATGGGATTAGAAACTCACCCAATGGAATTAGAATTTGAAAAATACTATTCTGTTTTGGGGGTCGGCACTACAAAAAACCGTAACGCTGGCTACATTACATGGAAAGACGGGGTTCATCTTACTACTCCCGAATTTATTTGCACAGGTTTTGCTCTTAAAAGAATAGCAGAATCATCTTTAGGTAAAGAAGTGCAGAAAAAGACTATTGAGATGTGGATGAATCAAAAAACCCAGCAAGAAATTACTGCATATGTAAAAGGTATGTATAATACTATTCTTAAGGGAGATGTGGAAAAACCTGATTTAGTTAAACGCCGTCGAGTTAGGGCTAATAGGTTACAACTCCAATGTGGAAAATGTCGTAAAAAATATAAAGTAGATTATCTTAAACAGTTACTAAATATAATACCGGATTCTCTTTGTGAAAATGACCGCTGTTCCGCTAAATTACGGGAATGTAAAACATTAGAAGGTAAAAATCCGAAATATGGTGGCGGTGAAGCGGGAAGATTCTACTATGATGAACATATTAATCCTAAAGATAAATTAACTGATTCTTTTTATTATTTGAAATGTAAATTAATGGGACAAACTTATACTGATTGGAACGGCATTTCAAAACCTGCGTCATTTGTTTCAGTAAGAAAGTTGTCGGAATTGGAATCATTTAATCCAGATTGGGCATTTATAGCCGAAGCAGAAGTAATTAAAAAAGCAAAACCTGTTTTTGATGCAATGAATTGGGATATTTCCCCATGTAAAATGGATGATAAACAACAATTGTTGGATGTGTGGTTCTAATGTTTTGGAAAAAAGCCCCAACTGATGCGAAAAGACTACACAAATTAGAGGCTAAAGTTCAAACTTTAGAAAAAGAAATAACAGATATTAAAAAAGTCCAAAGTCATATGGTTGACTTAATAGTAGGATTAGATAACATGATTAAGAAATGGAAAGAGGGAATACAATGAGCGAATTTACATACCAATGGAATCACGAATGGGCTAATGACCCATCAATGCCGATACTTAAGATTACAAAATCTTCACTAAATACTTTTGAATATTGCAGAAAGCAATTTGAATTTAATTATATTGAAGGTAGAAAAACAGAACCAACCCCTGTTATGATAAAAGGAAGTATTATTCACAATTCTCATGAAGATTTTTACAATTCTTTCGACATTAAGAAAGCAGAAGGATTATCTCGTCAAGATTTGTATGAATATTGTATGAGTTTATTTCCAATTGATGATTTTGGGGACATGTATCAAACTATGGCTACCTTTGAAACTGAAAGGTTTCTTGCACCTGAAGGCGAAATAGATAATTTCCTTCCATCAGGAAACGAAATAAAGTGTAACGCTCAAGTGATTATACCTAAAGATGCAAATCCTAAGTTTGAATTATCTCGTAATTATGTGGTTCATTTACAGGGTATTATAGATAGGGTATTTACTGAAGGTGAAGGATTCATACCCATTGAATTAAAAACAGGGGTATGGAAAGACCGTAAGGCTACAAACATGAGAAAGGAAATGGCCTTCTATAAGGTTTTGATGGATAATGACCCCGACTGTGAATTAACTCCTGTAACTCATTGGGGATGGTATTTCCCAGCGGCTAATTATTTCTATGTTGAGAAGGTTAAAACCCGAAATGAGAATGATATAGTAAAAAGAATTGCTGTTATGATATACGCTTATGAGCAGAATAGTTTTCCGGCTTCATATTATGCTAATAAATGCCAGTATTGTTCTTATATTGGTATATGTGATGCGGCACAATATTCATCTTTGTGGGAGTGGTGATATGAGAGAAAAAATAATGAATAAAATAAATAGTAAAGATTGGAAATTCCACGAACTTCTTAAATTAAAAGAAGCGGCTGAAACTGTTGCTGAGGAATTATACCATGAGTTAACTCCCAATGAGCAATTAGAAATGATATGGGAAACTGAGGTTAAAGAAACTGGAATTAATTTCGGCTTACTATTCAAGAGGATAGTAATAAGTAAATTAAAAGGTGAAATTATGATAGCATTTCAGGAAAAGTTTGAATCTGCTACTGTGAATTTTTCAAATAACCCCCCAACCTCTGTTATTGCGGCTGAAAAGCCAGCCACTTTAACGGAGAAATATTCACCCGACCCTATGGATGATTTAATTGCTGGTAAAGATGTAATAATAAATGAAAATCCTTCTTTAGAAGAAAAGGATGGAGTAGTAGAAACTAGAAGTGGTAATGTAAAGGTAAAGAGGGTTTGAAATGGTTTTTGAAGAAATGCTTGAAGGTCAAAAGAAATTAACTGAGACTATGGAAGAGATACACTCTACTCTTAAATACAGTAATAGAATAATTATGATGGTTAATGTAGTTAACATTCTAACTATTATTGTAGTTGGAATGGTGCTATTGAAATGAAATTTCCAAGAGAAGTTTGGCCAAGTGCTAATAAACAGACTACAGCATTTGCTAATAAACGCAAATTAGTTTATTCCCAAGAAGAATTCCGCAACTTCGTTAAGTTGTATAATGGTAAAATGAATTGCTTTACTTCAGTATATGATTATGAAACATATAGTCATAAACAAGCAGTAGTATCTACTGTTATTTTAGATAGAGTATTTTTAGATTTTGACGCTCATCATGGGGAAACCAATAAAGTTACAGGAGCGCAATTCATTGTAAAAGAAGAAATAGAAAAATGTATGGAAGATTTACTATTAGTGACTCAGTATTTACTCGATAAAGATTATAAATTCGATATGTCGTTTTCCGGCAGGGGATTTCATGTTTATGTATATGGTAAACCTATAAAGGATATTCGTAAATTAAATGCATTCTTTAATGAAGTTAAGAAAGTAACTATCAATGGGACTTTAGATAGTAGTGCGATATCTAGTAGGAGATTGCGACGTATTCGTAATACAATGAATATGAAGGCTTCTTATGATGGGGGATGCTACTATTGCATACCATTATCAATAGATAATCTCCATGAGAATGTTACAGGTAATGATATGCTAAAGTTAGCACAACAACCTAACAATATTACACTCCAAATATATGGGAATAAATTAGTTACTTGGCCGGAAGTTCCACCAATTGAAGAATCTAATATTGAGGTAGATGTAATTAAAGTCGGTAAATTACCGATACCCCCATGTATGTATAGTGCTATAATGGTGGAGAATCCCACAGATGAAGCAAGAGCATATCTTGTTAGTTGGTATAGGGATTTATTACTATGGACTGACCGAAAGGTGCAGTTCACCTCTACTAAAATTATGCCGGATAATAATACTAAGAATCAAATAATTGAGCAAATTGTTGCAGAAATAAAATATCTACATGAAACTCACAATGTTTGGTTAGATTTTAAAGAAAATGTAACTAAATATAGAGTTGGATTCATAGTTAATAGAGATTAAAATTTCCCCAACTGTGAAAAATTAATATCTAATGGGTATTGTATAGGAAAATGTTGGAGGTTGAAATGATGAAAGAAATTAAACTTGCGATTTCACTATTAGTAATAAGATTAATAATTTGGTGGGACTCATTAGTGGCTAAAATAAGGCGGGAATAACATGTCTTTAATAATTGATAGTAGGGAAAAATCTACCTTAACAGATTTAGTTATATCTAAATGTGATAAAATGAACATCTCTCACACTAAAGAATGGATTGAAGTGGGGGATTATATTGTTGGGAATACTTGCTTTGAGGCAAAATCTACTCACGATTTTTTATCATCGGTATTATCTAAAAGGTTATGGACTCAATTAGATAATATGGATAGATGTTTTGAGAATAATATAGTTCTGATTTACGGCACATTAAGTGATGCCTTAAAATACGTTAAATACGCTCCTAAGAGTATGCCGATTAATAGACGAATGCAATTACTAACTAACAAGTTTTATGGGGGCATAGGGCGTATAGCCCTTGATACTGATATTAAACCCATTTGGGTTCCAAATGAAACTTTAGCCGCATCTATAATTTGCACTATTACTAAAATGCAGCCCATAAATAGACCGCCAATAAAACCTCACTTATTCAAAAGAATAACTACCGATGATGTGAGGATAAATATGCTATCCACCATAAAGGGAGTTAGTGAAAATAAAGCGAAGGCTCTTATTAAAAAATATGGCTCTATTATGGAGATAGGAGATTGCACAGTAAGTGAACTATGTAAATTAGATGGTATTGGAGATACTACGGCCAGCAGAATATTAAATATATTTAACTCCGAAAAGAAGGTGAAACAATGAACGACGATGACTATTATGATTATAACGAAGAAACTTTAGATGCAGAAGAAGAGGCAGTTAATGAAATTGAACTTCCAGCAATTGTTCGTAATTTTGAAAAAGTTTGTTTAAGTTATTCCCGTTATAATAACATTCCTGCAATGATAGGTTATTATTCTATTTTAGGAGATTTAGTTAAACATATGGTGGAAA